ATTCCTTTTGAATATAAAGAGGGTAAAGTTCAAAAGGGTAAAAATTATGTACCACCTTACTTAGGGGATCTATGAAACTTAAGGAACCACCATCTCTACTGGAGCAATTCACACCATCGCTAGCTGTTACAGGTAGGGTTGAAACTTGGTTGAAAGAACCAACAAGACGTTACCCACAGTCATGTACTGTATTCGTTGTGGAAGACACAATGGATGAGCATGAGGATGGTATTGAGGCCAGCTTCTTGTTTGCGTCTAAAGCATTACGCTATGGGGCAGGTGTAGCTATTCATTTAAGTAAGTTACGTCCTAAAGGTACTAAGAATAAGTATGGGATGGTTGCATCAGGTCCATGTGGATTCATGGAGATCTATAGTAAGTTCAACGAAGTTCTACGCAGAGGTGGGACATACAGGAACGGTGCAATTTGTATCCATTGCGATTATGAGCATGACGATATTCTTGAGTTTATTAATTATGATCGCAGTCGAATACCTTGGGTTAAGCGTTGCGTCAATGTTGATCACAACGTAATTAATAAACCAACTGTTTTAAAAGCCATCATGGATGGTGCAAGTAAAGGTGACATTTGGATTGTTAAGAAGCAATACGACAGTGAGGGTGAAAGAATTTATCACAATGTATGTCAAGAGATTTTAATTAAGTCCAGGGATACCTGTCTCTTAAGTCATATAAATTTGGCTGGTACTAAATCTATTAGTGAGATACCTAGTGCTTTTGTGCATGGTATGGAGTTTCTATGTGCGCTTTACCAGCAAACAGGTGTGGAATCCTCAGGTATTTATCAGAGAAAAGATAGGCAAGTAGGTTTAGGTGTATTAGGTTTGTCTAATCTTTTAGCTATTGAGGGTGTATCTTATAAAGCTTTTGTATCAGCTCTTAGGTTTAGAAATTTACATCCATCATCTGAACCTCCTGTAGGTATAACTATGGCTCATGCAATAGTTGTTGCTTTGGAGTGTGGTTATAGAGAAGCAGCTAAGGTAGCTAAACGATATGGAATGTCTAGAGCATTTACCATAGCTCCTACCGCATCCTGTGCTTATCGCTATACAGATAGAGAAGGTTACACAACTTCGCCTGAAATAGCACCTCCAATAAGTAGAGAAATAGATCGTGATAGTTCAACTCTTGGCGTTCAAAGTTATCAGTTCCATCCAAAGTGTGAGATTGCACAAGATGTAGGTTGGGATACTTTCTTTGAATTAAACGCTGAGTGGCAAGTAATGATGGACAAGACTCATATGGCCCACGCAATTTCTATGAATTGGTGGTCAGATATGGTGAAGATGAATAGAGAATTTATTTCTCGATGGTTAAATTCACCGCTAAAAAGTCTATACTATTCTTTACAGGTACAACCAGATACTCAAGATAAAACAGATGTGTATTCGGCCTTAGGCGATACAGATGTTGATGAGTATTTGAATGAAATCCTGAGTGCAGATAATGCCCCAACTTGCGATTGTGCAGAATGAGAAAACACCCATACCAACAGCTTCTTGAAAGGAAGAGAACTTGGACACCTGTAAAGGTTACTAAGGGAGAAGTCAGAGAAGGAGCAGAAGAGACACTTAAACGTGCTCTAGCTATAAGGCATCTTGAATTACCAGTAGGAGAGTTTATCAACTCAGCTATTGGTGAGATACCTGAATTAGCTAGAGAGCTTTTAATCTCTAACGTTAAGGATGAGGATAAGCATGACATTGCCCTTAACTACATCGCTGCAGCTCACGGTGTAGATGAGAAAGCTGAAGCTGAAGCTCATAGGCTACAAGCTGCTTGGAATGCTCATCCTGATCACACAGTTTTAAAGGCTGTTGTGATTGAGAAAGCTATCTTTTTTGTGTTACTTCCTTTCTTCAGATTCAATGGAGACACTGGGATGAGGGTTACATCAGCGGACATCAGCCGTGATGAAACTGTTCACGTATCTGGGCATTCGTTGGTATGTAAAGAGAAGGGTTGGACTCCTAGTCCATCTTTAGATAAACTAAGGAAAGCAACAATTAACTGGGTACTCCAGCCTTTAGGTAATTCTGAAGACCGTTATCTTAACAAGCAGTTCTGGTTAGATCAGAGTGATAATCTGATGTATGCTGGAAAAGCGGAGGGTCTTTCTGATACTCGAAGAGCTAGAATGCCTGCGTTTTTTGAGACAAGCAATCAGGATTTACCAAGCTATGCGTAAGAACAACTGGTGGGATCACCTATTTAATAATCATCATTATGATTTTGCTTATGCTTATGCAGAGGTAGACCCTGTTATTGAAGATAAGACAGAAGAGGAAGAGTTATTCAAACAATTCTTTGAATTTAGGATTGGTAAGTTCTTTAGGAGGATTACTAGACCTTTTGATAGAGTTATTAATTACGTTAAGAAGAAAGTAGTTAACACAGTTAAAGATGTAACTGGTGTAACTAAAGCAGAAGGTGAAGCTAGAAAGGCTTATCAAGAGGCAGCTAAACAGCAAAAAGAAGCTCAAGCAGAGTTTGACAGAGTAACTAAAGAAACTACAGCTAACATAAAATCACGTGAAGCTGCCTATTTAAAGCAGAGAAAAGAAGGAGAAGCTAAAGTTTCTTCTGCTAGAAGTGCTCAAACTGCAGCAGCAGCTAGGGCAGTAAAAGCTAAAAAAGAAGGTGCAGCTAATGTTGCTTATGCAACTAAACAAACTGCAGCAACTAAGTCCAGAATACAATCTGAGAAAGCCGCTAAAGCTGCTCAACTTGCAGCAGCTCAAAAGAAAGCAGCTTTAAAGGTTAAAACAGCTAAAGCTCCAGGTGTGTCTGGAACAGTAGTTAAAGCTATTGGTGGTTTAGCTGGTACTGGTAAAACTGGTTCTGCTAAGGGTAAAACTAAGGGTGTGAAAGATAAACCAGGCAAGCTTCTAATTGGATAAATGATACCTCCTATTACTGAGGATATAATCAAATATCTAGAGGAAGTCTATCCAGATAAGGCTCCAGATATTAGTATGGAAGAGAAACTTATTTGGTTTACTGCTGGTCAGGTGGCGGTTGTACGTCATTTGAAAGAACAGTTTAAACTACAAGAAGAAACCAAGTACAACTGAGGGCTATAGATGGTCGTAATTACAGGCACTATGATCGCTGGCGGTTTAATAGCTGGCGCATCTATATATCAAGCAAGACAAGCAGCAGCTAATGCTAGAAAAGCTGCTGAAGCTTCAAGAGCTAGAACTGCCCAAGCTAGAGAATCAGCTCAAGCTCAAATAGCTCAAATGCAAGCTGATGCTGCTCAAAGAGCTAAACAATTCCAAACACAAATAGAACAGAGTAGAGCAGCTACAGCAGCTTCAGTTGCAGCAGCGGATCAAGCTACGCAGCAATCTAAAATGCAAATGCAACAACAGCAGGCGCAGTCAAATTTAATGATCCACCAACAACAGCTACAATCTGCTATAGCTAGACAACAAAAAGGATCTCCTGTGGGTAAAACTAGGCGAACAGCTAAACGTGGTACTCCTGAAAGTATGCGAACTAAACTGAGTATTGATTCAGGTTTAGGTACTGGGGGAACTGGATCTACTGAAGGAAGTTCAGCAACTGGATTAGGAACAAATGTATAAAGGAACTGCTGAATCTAGGTATAGATATCTAGAACCTGAAAAGAGTTTATATTTAGATCGTGCTATTGAGTGCAGTAAATATACACTACCTACTCTTATAACTGATAACGATAGGAGTTCAGGTAAACAAGTCTATAACAAGATAACTACTACATTTCAAGGTTTAGGAGCTAGAGGTGTTAATAACTTAGCAGCTAAATTATTAATTGCTCTTCTACCTCCAAACCAAGCATTTTTTAGGTTGTCTGTAGATGATATAAAGCTACAAAAGGAATTAGATAATTTTAAAGATCTGCAATCTGAATTTGAACAGCAGCTTTCTTTAATGGAACGTGCAGTGATGCGTAACATTGAAGAATCTGGAGATCGTACAGCACTCTTTGAAGCTTTAAAGCATTTAATAATTGGTGGTAATGCTTTACTTTATGTAACAGAAAAAGGGACTAGAGTTTATCCTCTTAAGTCTTTTGTACTTAATAGAGATCCAGAAGGAAATATTCTTGAAGTAGTTGTTAGAGAGGAAATTAATCCTGAAGTACTTCCAGAAGGTTTAGCACCTAAGAATCAAGATGGTAATCTTTTAGATAAATCAGTCTTCTTATATACCTATATTGATTGGGATTACGCTAAGAATAGATGTAAGTGGCATCAAGAAGCTTACGGAAAGAAAATAGGCAAACAAGGTTCAGTACCTATAGAGAAAGCTCCTTGGATTCCATTGAGGCTTTATCGTGTAGCACATGAAGCCTACGGACGTAGCTTCTGTGAAGAGCTGCTAGGCGATCTTAAATCTTTAGAGTATCTCTCAAAAGCCATAGTCGAAGGTTCGGCTGCAGCGGCTAAGATAATTTTCTTATGTAATCCAAATGGAACTACACGACCCGATAGTTTGGCTAGAGCTGCTAATGGTAGCATTGTGGCTGGTAATCCTAATGACGTAGCTCCCCTGCAAATGCAGAAGCAAGCGGACCTTACGGTTGCCTTAAATACGATTGCAAGAATTGAACAGAGATTAAGTTTTGCTTTCTTACTTAATAGTGCCATCCAAGCTGGTGCTCAAGGTAGGGACCGTGTCACAGCGGAAGAGATCAGAATGGTTGCCCAGGAATTGGAGGCAGGATTGGGAGGGGTTTATTCCATACTTTCTGTAGAACTACAACTACCTTTAGTTAACAGAAAGATGGCTCTTATGGAGAGAGGTGGGAGTCTTCCTAAGCTTCCTAAAGATATAGTTACTCCACGTATTACAACAGGTCTGGATGCTCTTGGTAGAGGTAATGATAAAGCTAAGTTGATTGAGTTTGTTACAACTCTATCTCAAACTATTGGCCCAGAAGGTATGGCTAAGTTTGTAAATAACAGAGAACTCATAACCAGATTGGCAGCATCAGATGGTCTTGATACTTATAAGCTAATCAAGTCTGAAGAACAACTAATGGAAGAAGAGCAGCAATCGGCTATGATGATGCAACAACAAGCTGCAGCGCAAGATCCTAATAATGATCCTGCGAAACAAGCTCAATTATTACAAGCTGAAAATGACTCAATCAGGACAGACCAAGAAACCGCAGCCCCAGAAGGCGGTATCTAAACCAGAAGTTGATATTAAACCTCCTGTTAAAGAAAAACCTAAAACTCAGTTAGATGTTCTCATAGAACGACTACAAGAAGAGAAGCCTCAGACTTATGAGGTTTACTTAAATGCTGTTAAATCTAAAAAAAGAGTTAGCATTTATCCTGACTTATCAATTCGTATCGGCTAACTATGGAGATTAACACCGCTGGTGGGGCTTTTCCTGCTGAAACCCCTGCTTACAATGAACAGGACCAAGCAATTCTTGATGGTAAGGAACCACAAGAAGAGGGTCAGGAAGAACTTATTGGTGGTAAGTTTAAATCCGCTGATGATCTTCTACAGGCTTACCAAGAACTTGAAAAGAAACTTGGAAGTCAAGATAAAACTGAGGAAGTACCGCAAGATACGCAGTATGAATCAGAGGATCAAGACGTTCAGGCAGGAGACATTGTAGGTGGTGTTGAGCAAGTACCTCTTAGTGAAGCAGATGAAAATGCAATCATAGAAAGTATAGGAGGTGATGATGGTTTAGAAGCCTTAGCTAAATGGGCACAAGATAATTTAGATCCTTCTGAAATTAAGGTTTATAACTCAGAAGTTAATAGCGGAGACTTTACTAGGGCTAGGAATGCTTTGCAGTCAATGTACTTTGCTATGCAACAGCAGGAAGGCTATGAACCATCATTAGTAGATGGGCGTTTATCTGGACAATCTACTGATATATATCGATCAGTTCAGGAGGTAGAGGCTGCTATGAATGACCCACGTTATCTACACGACACTGCCTACACAAGAGACGTAGAAGAGAAGATTAGTAGATCAGACGTACTAACACCTAGATATTAGGCTAATATTAAATAAGCTTATGTAAGAATTGTTGCCTCTGAGGAGATAACAGCAGTTGTGTCGTGAGCGTTTTTAACATTTAATCATTCAAATCGATGCCAGATTTTTCGAGCATCTCTAGGTTAGGTGGTATTAATGGCGTTCAATATAACGCTAACTCTGCCGCTGGTAACTACGAAAAAGA